ATAATTATGGTTGCTTGTGATGGAACTAATAGTAAAGTATGGTTTGGTGTTAATGGTACTTGGTTAGATAGTGGAGACCCTGCAAATGGAACTGGAGGATTTCACGGTTCGTGGAGTGCTGCAATGAACTCAGGTATTTATTTTGCTTGTCCTATTTATAGTGGAACAAATGGTGCGGGACAAATTAATTTTGGTAATCCCTCTTTTCCTATAAAAACTGGTAATGCTGATGATAATGGTTATGGAAATTTTGAGTATGATGTCCCGGCAGGATTTTATGCTTTATGCACAAAGAATTTAGGGGAACACGGTTAATGGCTTATACAACAATTGATGATGGTTCTGCATATTTTCAAATTAGAAAATATACTGGTCAGGGTGGAACAGCAACAGCTGTAACAAATAATGGTAATTCTGATTTACAACCTGATTTAATTTGGTTTAAATCCTTAACAACAACTGCTCGTTGGAATGTTATGGATTCAACTAGAGGAACTACAAAAGTTTTATATCTTGAAGATACTGAAGCAGAAGCAACAGATGGTGGAAGTGAAAAACCTTTAGATTCATTTAACAGTGATGGATTTACAGCAGGAGAAAGTTTAGACAATCATACAAATATTAGTGGTGCTACTATGTGTGCTTGGCAATGGAAAGCTAATGGTGGAACAACATCTACATTAGATGCAGGTAGTATAGATGCTACAGTACAAACAAATACTACATCTTTATTTTCTATAATAACGTATGAAGGAAATGGTGTTGATGGTGGAAATGTTGCACACGGATTAGGTGGAACTTGGGATATCGTTATTATTAAAAATAGAAGTGAAGCAGATAAATGGATGTATTTTCACAAATATCAACAAGATGAAGGTCAAAATACTGGAGGTCATTTAGATGGTAATAGTGCGTTTGCTAATAGTGTAGATGGTACTGCAAGACCTACACGAAATGGAGCACATTTAATTAATTTAAATGCTGGTAGTAATATAACAACAATCAATGGTGATGGTGAAAATTTTGTTATTTATGCTTGGAAAGAAGTTAAAGGATTTTCAAAATTTGGTGCATATTTTGGTAATGCAGCTGCAGATGGCCCTTTTGTTTGGACGGGATTTAAACCTGCTTTTTTACTTTTGAAAAACATAAATACAACTAATAGTTATGTTATTCAAGATGATGTAAGACAAATTGCTAATCCAAAAGATGGTGCTATTTATCCAAATGGAACTTCAGCAGATTCTGATGGTATTGTAAACTGGACAGTAGACTTTGTATCTAATGGTTTTAAAGTTAGAAATGATGATACTGAAATGAATGGAAGTGGAAATACTATTTGTTATATGGCATTTGCTAAACATCCATTTGTATCATCTGAAAATGTACCAGTAACAGCAGAATAATGGCAAAAATATCTACAAGAGATGAATATTTTACACCAGTACAAAAAAGAACATCAATAGGTCATTCCACAAGGAGCAGACCAAAAAATAAACATAAACGAAGAGTTTGGAAAAAATATAATAGGCAAGGAAAATAATGGCAGAAACAAATACAAAAACTTTAGAGCAAAGACATAAACCAACTTTGCAAAAAGAATTAGGACAAATTGGAACAGGTATTGACCCTGCAACAGGGTTACCATCTATGAATTTAAATCCTACTCCTTTACCTTCA